TTTCTTTTTTGAAGTTTTGAATACCGTATTTTTCGATTGCGACCTTTAATAATTTTCCAGAACCAAAGTAGTCATCATTCAAATTTTTAGTTGAATGGTAGCCTATGTAGATTTTTGAATTTAGACAATTTGTTATTTTGTAAATAGCGTAATACATTAACCGTAGTTTTGATTTATTTATATGAGTCCACGGTTAAATTTGAGCTTCCTGTAGGCTACGACCCCACGACCCTCTGGGTACAAATCAGATGCTCTACCAACTGAGCTAAGGAAGCATTTCTGAGAGCCTCATACCCGATTCAAACGGGTGACCTACTGAGTACGAATCAGTTGCTCTATCGGCTGAGCTAAAGAGGCATTAAGTCGCACCCACGGAAGGAATCGAACCCTCAACAGTATGCAATTATTATCTGATTAATTCTTGAAAAAGAAGTAACGAGTCGGCTTCTAATGACTCAATATTTAATCCTAATTTGGCACGTGAGGCACGACTCGAACGCGCAACCAACGGGTTTGGAATCCGTGACTCTACCAATTGAGCTACTCACGTATAAGTTTGATTTGAGAATTTTAAGAAGAGTTTTAAACTAACCGAGTCCTTTCGGATGGTTGGTATTGGAGTCGAACCAATAATAAACCGATGTATCTCTATCTTTTACTACAAATCATTTTGTTGGCGGGCGTCACGGGGGTCGAACCCGCAATCCTCGAAGTGACAGTCCGATATGTTACCAACAACACCTCACGCCCATAAACTATTATTTTTTATTTTTCTACCAGGGTTCCATCCATCTGGAACAATGTCAGTTTTCTTTATCAATTTATTTTCTGTTCCAGTTGTTATCCACATAGTTCCATATTGCGAATTTTTTGAACCTTTGTGATTTTCAACATTAGCCATTCCGATTTTTAATTTTGTTGAATCCTTATGTTTTCTATTTTTCCAGTTTAACGAAAAAGAAAAACCGTTTTTGATACGTTTAGCATTATTCTCGCTAACCTTTTTTGAAAAACTCGATTTGAATTCAGCGTCTTCTTTTATCTTATTTGCAAATGCTTTAGCCCCAGCAGAAACAAATTTCTTTTTGTGTTCTTCGCCGCAAAGACCTCCGCCTCCACCTAGTTGCAAATTCATGCACATTAGATCATTCAGGGCATCTTCATTCACTAGTTGAGATTCTTTATTCTTTAGTGCTTCTCTGCTCTCTAAGAACTCCAGAATCTCCTTAGAGTGATTTTTTCGACCGTGCTTATTGATCGATAACCATAAGCGTCTTCCACTTCCTATGTAACCATCTTCTAGATTTGAAGTCGAATGCATTCCAATGTAGTATCGGCCAGTAACACTGCAAGTCGTTTTGTAAATATAGTGATACTTATGAGGTTTTCTTGCCATTTTGTAACTTCACTTTTTATTATTTATTTGAGTGAAGGTACAAAATAGTCACGGTAGGCCCGGAGGGACTTGAACCCTCGACTCCCGCCTTAAAAGGGCGGTACTCTACCAACTGAGTTACGAACCCGCGAAATAGATAACCGTGTATGACTAAGACAATCTTCCGCTGCAGTAAATGCGGCTCCATCGTAGACGACCACGGCATTCCGTTACCACCAGATAAAAAATCTGACTTGAAAATTGAAGATCTCCCGATTCGTGAATGCAAGTCTTGCATTGATTACTTTATGTGGGAGACAAATACGTATTTTTCGTGTACCGAAAGGGACTCGAACCCTTAATAACCATTTGGACGGGGCGCGCACCAACCGCCGCGTTCGGCACGTTTATCAAGATTTTAAAGTACCATAGTATTTTTTCTGAGAAATTGATATTTTTTCTTTAGTTTCTTGCGTAACAATATGCCCGACCTTACTATTTCGTATTTTATTTTTAGTGTCAGTACTTAATGTTCTATCTTTATTGGCGCAAGAAATCGAACAATATTTTCCAGATGAACTTAGGAATTCTGTTTTACAAAATTTACAAACTGTTAATTTTATCGGTTTTTCCGAATATCTTCCAGTCATCCAACCAGCTCTTATGAAATCCGAAAGATCTTCCTTTTTTATTTTTTTATCAATATTCTCTTTATTTACCCAGCAAGTTCCAAATTGCGAATTTTTAGTTCCACTTTGATTTTGTTGAGCAAAAATAGACATATGATTTATCCATTCAATTCGTAATTTCTCGTAAATTCTAGACGTTCTGCTGTTTGGTCTATTCGTACTTTCGCTGTTTAGATTCATCATCATAAACGCACATAGCATTTTATATCTTTCAACTGAACCTATTTTGAACATTTGTGTCAACAATAAGTGAGCAATGTAATGTTCTCTAATTGACAATCTAATTAAATTAGAAGGTTCATTACTGCCGCCAAGTGATCTTGGTAATATATGATGGCGTTCAGAATAAACGAAATTTGGCAATGGATTCAATTTTCTACGGTTGATTAAATCCAAGTAAATCTTTTCGTAATTCATAAGACTTGCATTTTTGTTATTTATCTAGCAAACTTGTCAAACGAAGTAACTCCATTGAATTTAATCAAAAAATAGTCACGGTGGGCCGTGAAGGGGTCGAACCTCCCGAGTCTTAAGACAAAAGTTTTACAGACTTCCCCGCTACCACTTACGGAATAACGGCCCAAATATTATTTTATTGTTCTACCAAGTTTCCAACCGCTCAGAATATCATCGGTATTTTTTATTTTACGGGTTTCGATGGAGTTAGTTATCCATCGTGTTCCGAATTGAGAATTTAGTTCGCCAACTGCTTTTCCTTGATGAGAGTCTCTCATTTTTTGTCGAGTTTCGGCAGTGTGAGATTTTCCTAACCATGGAGTTTTTCCTTTTGCTGCTTCACTAAGTTTTTGCTTAACTGAAGCTGCCCATGCTTTATTGTTTTCGTATAACCACTTAATTTTGGTATTTCCATTACGCGATCCTTTTTTCATACCGTCAACTGAAATGTATCCACCACCACCGCCGTATGTAATATTCATACAATTAGGGTCATTTACTATGTCCTCTGTTATTAAAGACTTTTCCCTATTAGCTAAATCTGTTCTATTAGTTAAAAATTCTAAGATTTCAATTGAATGATTTCCTTTACCGTACTTATAAATGGAACGCCTTAATTGATTACCGCTTCCTAAGTATCCATCATTTAAGTTTGATGTTGAATGCATACCTATATAGTATCGATGCGTTACATTACATGTAGTTTTATAAATGTAATGATACTTGTGCTGTTTTCTTGGCATTTTGACCTGAGGTTTTATTTTATTTATAAAACCTTAGGTACAAAAATGCACTCGCGGGGGAACTCCGATTCGAACAGAGTGATCAAATTTTCAAGTTTTGATTGTTACCGATGAAACTCTTATCATTGCTATCATCGCTGAAGAAAACCGACAGTGCGCGTTTTTGTTTTCTTCCCCGAGTATCTCTCTTTTTACCGTGGAGAGGAACGGTATTGGCGAGGGAGGCTGTCAGTTAGACAACATTGTCAAGTTTGGAATTTGACTTCGATGCAACTCTTATCATTGCTATCATTGCCGAAGAAAGTCGATAGAGCATTATTGTATGTGCTCCCTCATGTGCTTATTGACCAACGAAAAGGTTGGCTTCTTTTATGTACTTTTTAGGATCAGCATATACGTCTATCCATTTCAAACGCAATACTGACCATCCATGTTCAGTTAAGCATGCATTCTTTTTTGCATCTCGATCCGAATACTCCTTGAATCGTTGATGCTGTTGTCCATCTATTTCTATGGCTATCTTTTTGTGAGGCCAAGCGAAATCGATAGAATATTTTTCTACTGGGTATTCTCTAACATATTGCTTGTCAGAGAATTCATTTTCTATCACCTTTGCGAAAAAGATTTCCGGATACGACGGTTTATTGTTCCAACGACTCTTGCCGATGTTCCATGCTCTATTTTCTTTGTGAGCGAGTTTCAATGATTTACTAATCTTTAATTTAGTTTCGTCTGAAACTTCTAATCCCGTACGTGAAACAATACGTTTTTTTTGTATCTTATCATGATTGGGGTTTAACTTACAATTCGTAATATGAGCTCCAAGTTGCCAACCGTTTTTGAATGTTTCGTTACAGTATTTGCATGTTTTTACGGTTACTGTTACTAGTTTTTCTTTTTTCGTACGATAGTGAGAACTCACGTGACCGCCTAACGATTGACGTTTTTGAAATTCTTTTCCGCAGACTTTACACTTGAACATTTGAACCTTTATTTTTATTTATATTAGCTCAAGTGAAAAGCGATAAGCTGTGCGTTCCAGGTAGGACTCGAACCTACGGTGGAGTTGCCTCGTCGGGTTAACAGCCCGGACCTTTCGCCGCTCAGGCCACTGGAACATTAAAAAGATGAACATTACACTGCCACCCAACACGGCAGTCGTTATAGGGCAATTTGAAGCGCCGCCCCCGGATTAGGGGTTTCAGAGGTCGTTACTTGTAGCACGCCTTACGGGCGCGTTCCTTTCTATCTGCATGCCTGCAGTGATTTAGCGACTTGAACGCAATGTTCAGTGAGCGAGAGACGGGGATCGAACCCGCTGCATCCAGCTTGGAAGGCTGGCACTCAACCAAATGAGCTTCTCTCGCGTAATGGTACCGGGATTCTCACGAAGGCCGGTACCGTGTTCGGAGGATGGTCGCCTCCGAACGTTTTGCCAATATTTCCCAAGATGTCAAAGAACATTGTAACCGTAACGCTGTCCTGTTACCTGCTACTGTGTGAATGAAGTTGGACTCGACCAACTACGTATTCTCTAATTCACTCGTATTTCAAAAGAACTTATGCATTAAAACGAAAAAACCCGGACTTTCTTTTTGAAGGTCCGGGTTTTCCCTAGAATTTCGTGACTGTTACCTTCACTTCAACCTATGTAAACCCAGACCCATTCTTTCGTCGCATGACGGATTCCATGTGCCAATAAATCCCACGAGGGCTATTGGTTGGGAACTACGATACGACTTATGTAAGTTCTGGTTTTTCATTGGTTTTTAGTGTTGTTCGGTTTTATTTATCACGATACTTCAAAAAGTTTTCGCTTTGGTTTGATATTTTACCACTTTTTTTCCGGGTTGGTCATTTTTTTTTCCAGGTCCTCCGATTTTATTCAAATCGTACGGAGGCGGAAAGTCGTCTCCCTTTTGCAGTGGATGTTGTTTTGTACTCTTCACTTATTTTTCGGTTTTCACCGTGATTAAACTCTCTTGCAACTTTACCAAATTGGCATAGAACATTGGCCGATTGAAAATGAAGAGGGCCGTTTCGTATGCCGTATGCATGGCCAGGTAAGCGTAATGAATTATTGTCAAAATCAGAGCAACGATTGCTCCTGCGATCTTTGCGGCTCCCTTGAATTCCTTCTGCATCATGTTCTTCATTCTTTTCCAGTGGATGCCTTCCTTTTTCAAAACTACTTGTGCGTAATTCATGTTATTTTGATTTAGTGTTGCAAAT